TGGAACTAAGGCAGCCTGAAGCGGCTCTAGTTAGATTCTGCCGTATTAGCGATGCAAAAATCCTTTATAACTTGACGTTTCAGGACGGATGCCCCATGTGGGCTGAAGTTCACATTATGACTGACATTGGTTTAGTCATCAAGCGAGTCAAGTTTACCTAACCCTCACTCGACCAGACCCCTGGAGAGCCATCCCTAACTTAATAAGGATGGCTCTTTTTATTTCCCATTGGTGATTAATGTTCGATTCATTCAATAGCATAGCCAATGCAGCGCCCTGGTGGAGTGATCTAGGTAAAGGCGTTGTAGTTGGGCCAACTGACCAGTGGTCATTTCAGTTCCAGCGCTACATCAATCTGTTCAAATACTACTCTGGTGCAATCTTCGAGGATCGGCTGCCAGTGTCCGAGGCGCAAAATGACGGCGCTCCGGCGCTGGTACAACCTGTGGGCCTCAATATTTCAAAGCTTCTGTGTGTGGCTTTGTCCGATGCGCTGTTTGGCGAATGGGAAGATCGATCGGTTGATTTTGAGTTTGACTCACGCGAACCGATCGATGATCCGGTGTCAGAGGAAGATGCGGCTCGCCTCAAGCGCTTTTGGAACTTTTCGTTTGATGAAAACGAGATGGATCAACGTTTGTGGGAAGTGGCACTCGATCAGAACCGCTATGGTGGCGGTGTTCTCAAGGTCAAGTTCGATATTGAAAAAGAGAACGGCCTGTTCTTTGAGCGCATCGATACGACTGCTTTTTATCCCATCTGGCATCCAGATGATCATAACAAGCTGATCGAGTGCTATGTGGCAGTCCTGCTGCCGGGTACAGTGGCGCAGAGCCTGTACGGTTATTCGGGCGGGCAGCAGTGGGTCAATCGCATTGAACACTGGACGCTTGACCGTTACGAGACGCGCATCGGGCAGATGGTTATCGGCAGTTTGTCGGGTAAAAATCCTTACGGGATCATTCCGTTCGAGTACATCCCGCGCTTCAGGTCGAGTGGTTACTATGGCGAATCAGTCATCGACGACATCTACCGAGTATCCGATGAAGTGAACATGCGCATAGCGGATATTGGCGAGTCGTTGAACTACAATACGCATCCTATCCGTTTTGGCTATAACTTGCCCGCGAACTTCAACCAAAGCAACTATCCGCTATCAGCCAGTGTGATCTGGAACTTTGGGCGAGTGGTAGGCGCAAATGAACCACCCAAGTTGGACATGTTGGAGTCGCGCCATCCCGTGCCGGTGGAAGCGTTTAGGCATGTCGAGTTTTTGTACGATTGGGCTATTACAGCAGCCGGGACATCAGCCGTATCGTTCGGTAAGGACGAGGGCAGTCAGCGCTCTGGTGCAACGCTAGCCCTGCGTATGTGGCCGTTAGTGCGTGCAATCAAGCGCAGCCGTATGTATAACGGGTCGGCTTATAAACGCCTGATGGACAAGGGTATCAAAATCCTTGAGGCGCATAAGCCAAACACGGTCGATCCGATCATCTACAACCTGCACAAGCGCACGCGCAGCAATGTTATGTGGAGTCAAATCATCCCACGGGCGCGCATCGACGTGACTAACGAGATTGTCCAGCGCATGAGCACCACACCGCAGCTTATCTCCCTTGAAACCGCATTGAAAATGTTCGGTGATATGCGTGATGTTCCTGGTGAAATCACGCGCATCGAAGAACAACAGAAAACAAACTCCGAGCTTGAGATGGCAAGCAATAATACTGGCGCAGCGCCTGCCAGTGAAACGGCCAGCCAAGAGTGAGCGGAACAATGCGAATCGCCTGGTTGACCGATCAACACTTTCCGTTCGAGGATCGGCGGGCATGGCTGCTGGCGCTGCGTATCAGCGCGGATTTTGAACCGCACGCCGTGCCGATATGCAGTGACGATCGAGACTTTTACTCGGTGTCACATTTCGATAAAGACCCGGCGCGCGTCAAAAATCAGCAAGCCGACCTCGACTATTGGCACAGACGCATGGTCGAGATGAAGGACATTTTGCAACCCGGTTGGCGAGACGGGAAGGGGCGCAGTATTTACTACCGTCCCATCCTGGGCAACCACAACGAGCGTTGGCTGCGTTATATGTGGCAGCACCCTGAAATCCACGGTTTGAACGTACTGGACTATGCGAACTTACACGAGTTCGATAAATACGGCTTCACCTGGATTGGGGAACGTGACAACTGGGAGCAAAACAGAGAGTGGCGGATCAAGGATACGTTGACGCTGACACATGGTTCACGTATGTCTGTCGCGGCTCAAATGGCTGGACGCTTTTATGATGGTTCGGTGGTGATGGGACATTTGCACCGTTACAACGAACTGGCGATCACCAAACCTAACAAGGAAGTGATTTTTGGCATCCAGTCCTACTGCTTATGTGAACTAGAGCCGCTCTACATGCTGCATCCAAACTGGCAGTTGGGCGTGCTTTTGATCACGGTGTACGACTCAGGCCAACTTGCCTTCGAGAACGTGCCTTTCTGCACAGGAACGGGCGGACTCACGGCGATCTGGCGCGGGAAAATGTACACCGAAAAATAACCCCACTTAGAGCGTGCCCTTCATTTACCGGGCACGCCATTCACTAAAACAACGAAGGAATACCATGACAGACCAGACAGTACCGCCGGAACAGCAGTTGCCAACCGTCGGGAATACTCCGGCCTCGACTACGAACTGGGAAGCGGCTTACAAGTCACTCCAGACCAACTACAACGCATTGTACGCGGCCAAAGAAACTGCTTTGCAGGGGAACATCGCGCAGGCTACCCAACTGGGAAATCTGCAGGCTACCCTGACCAACAAAGAGGCGGAAACGGCAGCAGCCATTGCCCAACGTGAACAGGCTGCCAAAGTCATGAGCGACGATCTGACGCGCACCAAAGCGGAGTTGCAAACCGCCCAAGCCGATCGGATCAAGTTCGACGCTCTGGCGAAACTGGACGTATCAGCCACGATTAAAGCGAACTTACTTTCGCTTATTCCTCACATCCCAAGTGCTCCGACCGTTGAAGCACAGGCAGAGATTTTCAAGTCTTTCGCCACCTTCGGGACGAACGTCGCGGCGACTCGCGAAGCCGAACTTCGGCAGGGAGTCACCCCAGGTTTTGCGCAGGGGCAAACTACGCCCACGACTCCTGCGACCGCTGATGCCTGGCAGAGTCAGTTAAAGGCTACCAAGTTCGGTACGCCTGAACACAACGCTCTGCAAAATCAATACTTTGATTGGGCGCGTAAACAGAAATAGGTTACTTAGATGGCTTTTACTTTTGATACTGGATCAGTAGTTTCGGGAACACTGACTGGTGGCCTGCGTCCGTTTTACGACCAGATGCTGCTTGATACCCTGCGCAACAACTCCGTATACGTGCCCTACGTCGAGACGAAGGTTGACTTCGCGGCAAAGGCGACCGGGCAGATGGTTTTCTCCGAAGTTTACGATACCGAGCCGTACTGGAACGCCATCAGCGAAACCAGCTACTTTCTCAGTGGTATGCAGATGGGTTCACGTTCGGTCACGCTCAACGTTGCGATCTATGGCGACGTGATGAAGTTCAGTGACTTCACCGAGTACGTCAACTTCTTCAACAACGGTGACTTTCGCGGACTCGTGCAAGGTAAGCTCGGCCAGAACATGGTTGAGACGCTCGATAAGCCATTATGTCGAGCTGCGTAGTTTAAGCTGCGCTGGATAAATCTCTTCTGATTAATGGGGAAAGCGCAGCAGTGCGTAACCCTCAAGAAGGTTCCTTTGCCGCTAAATCATTACGATGGTTAAGTATCTTCATTTGAAGATAGCAGGCTTCTCGAAAAACACGCACCTCTTCTGGTATTCTGAATGGTCTAGGTGTGATATTGAAGGATTGTTGAAAACGAATCAGTAGACGCGCATTTTCGGACTTAATGACGAGATAAGGGAGTATAGCTTCTGCGATCTCGATACATTGACTCCGTTCTGCAATCCACTCGTATTTTGTTTTCCACCCTTCCTTTGCGGGTTTTCGTGTATATGATAATCCGCCAAAATGTTCAAGAAGCCAGTCGATCAAAACTCTATCAGTTGATACAACTAATAGACGGCTTGCGTAATCGATTCGTGGGCGCTTTCCGCCACGATAGATACACAGTGATCCTTCGCCATCAACGATACCCGCCAAGTAAGCGAGTTGGGTTTGTGTGTACATGATTCACTCCGTCTAAGACTAAGTGGATTATACCATAAACTGATTTAGCCATAAATACCGCTTGCAGAGACTGAGTGAAGAGACATCCTGTGATAAGGATGAAGCGACAGTCCGACCTACCCCTATAACACAATGAAAGGGTAGAGGCGCACAGAAATGATGCGCCCGTTAGTGATAAACACTAATGGTAACAGTTGATTCTGGCTATGAACGCTTTCAACAGCGCTCCGTTCGTGACCTACGCAGGTGGACACACGAATCGTTTTCAGATCACCGCGACCGACATTTTCGACCCCGACCTGGGCGGCCTGGCTTTCACGCACTTGCAAGAACGCCTGATTCCCGGTCTGGTAAACATCTCGGACGGTGGCGAACCCGCTGTAATCGGCATCACTTCCCCGCGCGTCATCCACGACATCCGCACTGGTACGCCTACCGTGCAAACGAAGTGGATCGACATCCTGAAGTATCAGCACGCTGAAATGAAGATGAAGAACGAAGTCGGCGCATGGGACGGCGTACGTTACGTGAAAAGCACGCGCGCCCGGCATCGCAATGCGGGTAAGGTGATTTTCCAAAGCACGCTTACCTCGAACACGATCCCACAGCAGGGTGGTGCAGCTAGCGTATTCGGCGTCTACACGACCGCCGCTGATGCTGTTGCTCCGCGTACCGTTCCGGTGGTTTCATCCAGTGGTTTTGCGGTCGGTCAATACGTGACGATCCACAGCCAGACGGTCAATGATGCGGACGGTTCGGGTGCTTTTGCGCCAAACAAAGATGACGGTACGCAGGAAACGCGCTTGATCATCAGTATCGGATCAAACGTTTTGTCGTTCGACAAGCCGCTGCTGAAGTCCCACTTGGCAGGCGACTATGTGACCAACGGTATTGACCTGAACTACAGTAACATCATTGGTGGCCCGGCAGTTGCGCTTGGTGTTGCCGAAATGCCGACCATTGTGATGCCGCCCAAGATGGACGACTTGCAAATGTTGAACCGCATCGGCTGGCGCATGTTCGGTAAGTTCCAGATGTTCCGACCGGAATGGACTGAGTTGATCATCTCTGGCGGCTCGTCCACCTAGTTCCTGCACAGGAAGTGGATGATGACAACCACCTGGGGTGAGTTTCGCAGTATGGCTCGGTTGGATGTTCACGAAAACCCTGATAACCCGCGTATCACCGACGACTTGATGTACTTGTACTTCAAATGGGCGATGCACGATTATTCGGTTTACAACCCTCTGATACACGAAGCACAGTTGACCACGAACGGGACGGATAATACCACACTGCCTGATGATTTTCAGGCCGCGCGCGAAGTACACGTCCCGCAAGGGAGACTGCTTGAGGAGCTTCATAAGCGTGAAGGATGGCGCTACAAGCAAGTCGGTTATCTGGGGGTTTATCACGGTGTCCGCCCAACCCAGTATTGGGTACAAGGCGGGCAGTTGTATTTTAACCAGACGACCGATGAACTTGCGTACCTCGTTTACGACTCTGAACACATTGTACCGACTCACAGCGCCGACGCAGGAACGGTTTTATCGTTTCCTGATCGCGACCAGCGTGCGATTATACTGTTCATCAAAGCGCAAAATGCTATCAGTACACGGACAAGACAGGCGAACCTCGATCGGTATAAAGATCGCAATCAGTCGGGCCATACGCGCACCGACAACCCGTTAACGCCTGAGTCTGAACACCTGATGCGTGAATATTACGACTTGATGAACAGATATTATACGCCGACTGGCAGCGTGTACCTGTACAGGCCCGGAAGGGGGCGCGGGTGAGTGTTACAGTTGACCTGCTTGTCTTGTACCAGAAAGCGTTGCAAGCCGCCTTGATTGACCGCGTAGGGGCTAACGATCCCCTGCGGGCGGGTATCGTAAAAATAGGGGCATTACAGGGTGAACCCGAACCAGACGTAGCTCGTATTTCGGTGACTGTCCATCCTAACGATCCAGATAACCTGGACGATTGGTTGGACGAGATCATCGAAGTCGAGATGCCCAACAGCGCCTACTGGGAGCGTCGTTTTACGGTTAAGTATCAACTCCTGCTCGAAGTGACTGGCGAGGCATTACTGCCCGCCCTGACGCTTTCTTCAGACCTCAAAGAACGTATCGAGCACACCATCCTCGGCGTGTCGTATGCCGCACTCAATCTACCCACCGAGCGCGTCGTTCGCGGTGCGATGTCCACCGACTCCGATAGTCATTTCCTGCAAGGGGGTGGCCCGCCGGACAGCTACAACATGAATGGCAAGTATCGATTTTCGGTAGTCACCCTGACTAGCGCTACTTATTAGCAAGGATTTAGTTCAATGACCTCAGCACTCAACAGTCATTTCGGGTTTGCCTTACAGACCGCCAAAGGCACTCCGAATGTTTCCGACACGGCCTATCACTATCAGTTTTTCAGTGAAGGCACTGGTATCGAACCCGAACCGATGTACCTGCCACTCGATCAAGAGATTGGCAGCGGCCCGCTCATCCGTGATGTGAAAGCGGTAGGCGTTGTCGGTCGCGGCCAGTTCCGCTTTATCCCACGTCCTAACTTTCTTGGCTACCTTTTACTCGGCGCACTTGGGCAAGTTACGACCACCGCACCGACAGGCCAGTTGACAACCGCTACGCACTTGTTCGACTTTCAAGCGAACCAGTTCAACCTGCCGTACTTCACGATGCGCCGCCGCATTAGCGCTGGTAACTTTGGCGACATTGTGCCAGACTGCCGTATCGAGACGCTTCAGATCGAGGCGAAAGCCGCCAACTTTGTGCGTGGCACGTGCTCGGTGCTCGGCGCTGGTATGCCTTCGATCACCAATACGCCTGACGCCTGGAACGCAGCGACGTACTTGGATGCGTCCGATCCGTTCCTGACCTGTAAGGGCACGGTTGAACTGCCGACGGGTACGGGTTTGACCCTACTCGAAGCGAGTATCACAATGGCAAACCAGATGCCGCTCGACGAACAGATGGTCATCGGGCACTATACGCCGGACGACATCGAAGTGGTCATGCGCAGCATCACGGTTCAGTTCACTGCCAAGGTCAAGGACATCAGCCTGTACCAGAAGATGAAGTATGGGCAAACGGGTTCAGGTTCTATTACCTATCCGGCATCCTGGCTGCCGAACGTATACCGCGAAGCCGCTTTGAACCTGACTTTCCAAAGCGAACGCGAGAACGATCCGGGCGTTCCTAGCTCGATTACCATCGCGGCCAACGGCTCGTCTGGTGCAAACTCGAACATTGCCTGGTCGTGCCAACCGATCGG